TCTTTCCCTACACGACGCTCTTCCGATCTAAGAAGATGGCTCCATTAATGTAACGCAAAAACTTGTGGACGCTTCATCTTTTTGTCTTCCGTCTCCTGACCAGTATCAATTAAAGAATTTGCAGGCAGCTGGTATTCCGATTACTACCATTTCGCCTACTATCTTGGACTCTGCTCCGTCTATGGATTTAGTTTCTAAAGTTGTAGATTCTATTGTTAAACCTCAAAAAAATGATGATTAATTATGGCTATTTTTGATAAAATTTCAGTTGGTGTAAAAACTAAAAAGTACACACATCATATTCCATTTGATAATAATACCACTATGCAATTTGGTGTTATTCAACCTCTTTTTCATCAGTTTCTTAACGCAAATGACCGTCTTTCATCTGACGTTCGTCAGCTTGTTCGTTTGTCTCCTTTGCCAGTGCCTACCTTTGGACGTATGCATTTGGAGAATAACGTTAAGTTTGTAAAAATGTCTGATATTTACCCTGCTTATGAAGCTTTTCTTTCTCATAAGTTTGTTAATTCTTCGCATTCTCAATATATTCCTATTCAACTTCCTTTCGTTACTCCTTCTCTGCTTTGCCTTTGGCTTTTGAAGTACTCTGTTTATGCTACTTATAAACGTAATACTGATGGTAACTACGCTTTGACCACTTTACCTGCTGATGTGCAGACTTTATCTGCTACTCTTTTTGACCCTCATACTGGTAAAACCAGATATAATTTGCAAAATTTCTTTACTCCTCAGGCTATTTCTAACGTTACGCCTGATGGTGCCGACTATGTTGTCTATAGTCCTGATGAGCACTATATTTATTGTTTCCGTTTTACTAATGCTGCACGTCGTCTTCGTTCTATCTTGGTTGGTCTTGGTTATACTTATGATATTGATGTCGATGATATTTTGGACGCAACACCTTTATTTGCTTTTTATAAGGCATATTATGATACCTTTGCCCCTTCTCGTGAATCGTCTTGGACGCAAACCGCTTGTTTCCGCTTGGTGAATTTCATTTATGATTATAATGCGTCTAATGTTGCTTTTCTTTTCGAAGATACACTTACGTCTCCTTATACTGATTCTATTCGCAAGAGTGCTTTTCAATTCTTGGACGATTTGTTGAACTGTTGGTATGTTGAGCCGCTTAATTACGTTTCCGCACATCGTTTACATTCAGGTGATAACTTTGCAGCTGAAGCATATAACCCTCAACAGTTAAATTCAGGTGATTCATTTTTTTCTGCTGCAGATTATGATTCAGCCGACCATTCTTTGCCATCTGCAACTCTATCTACTTCTATTTCTCTTCGTCAAGTTTTGAAACTTTCTCGCTTTATTACAAAGGATTCCGTAATAGGTCAAAAGGTTTCTACTTGGCTTAAGGCTCATTTTGGTGCTAATGTTGATAATAGCATTTTTAAAGATGCAACTAATATTGCAACTACACGTGTTAATTGCTCTATCAATGACGTTTTCTCAACTTCTGACACCCTTTCTGAAAGTGGTGGTGAAACCCTTGGTGCTTATGCCGGTAAAGGGTTAGGTTTTGATAGTAGTGGATTCGACTTTACTGCGCCTACTTTTGGTTATGTTATCTGTCTTTCTTGCATTGTTCCTGATGCAAACTTTTTCCAAGGATATGATCCTACTTTGTACGCTGTTTCACCGGAGCAACGCCCAAACGCTGATTTAGACGCTTTCGGTTATGAAGCGACCCCACTTGCTTCTATTCAGCCACTTAACGATATTTCATTATCCCAACGTGCTGTGAATATTAATAACAAGTCTTTCGGTTTCGTTCCTCGTTATTCTTCGTTTAAAACACGTAAGGATATTATTAACGGAGATATGTCTAGACGTGGTTCTATAAATGGCTATGCTCCTTATTATCTCGATAAGATTTTAACCTCGCAAATTGTTGACGCTACAGAGGTTTCCCAAGGAGTTTATAGTATCATAGACCGCTCTTCTGCTCTTCCTCTTGCCACTGAAAGCTGGCGATATACTTGCCGTTTCCCTTGGCTTGGTAATTTTAATCGTATTTTCTCTTCGAATAACTATGCGCCCTATTCGTTGGTTGAGGATAAAGATACGGATAACTATTACACGGAGCAAATTATTGATGATTTGTTTATCGTTCAATCTGTATTCGATATGCGTCTCGTTAATTGTCTTAAACCTATGTCTGAATCTTACGATACGTTTGACGATGACGTAAACGGAGATAATCAACGTATTTCACAAGAAGCTAATTAGTTTTGCTTATGGATTTTAAACAATTAGGTAATGATTTACTCGGTGGTGCCGTTGGCACCATCGGGTCTCTTGGTGTCGGTGCTCTTGTTAATGGTATTGGTAGTATCTTTTCGCACGAAAAAGCTACTCCAGCTTCCGACTTATTAAGTAATCAGTATGTTAGCCTAGGTAAGGTTGGTAACAAAAAGCAATCTCGTGCAATGGAGAGCCAAGCCCGCTTGGCTGCTCTTCAGCAATATTATGCCGAAAAGAACAATCAGCAGGATTTACAAAATCAGTTGTTTATGACTCGTTCGGCTGCTGAACTCGAAGCTGCCGGAAAACGCTCTGCCGGTCTTTCGACTGCTGGCGATTTCAACGGTGAGTCTGTTTCTTCTCCTTCCATTTCTTCACCTAGCTTACCATCTGCCCCTATGGTTGACGATTCACCAAGCCTTTTAGATAGCTTGGGTTTTATGCGAGATGTTTCCTCTTTGATGTCAACTATTAAACTTAACGACAGCAGTGCACGCAAAAATGATTCTGAAAGTGACCTTAACGAGATAGACCAGTTATCACGTTATGACGAAAATCTCGCTCGTCTTGATGGCTTGTTGCAGTCTAACAAGATTTCACGTGTCGAGTATAAGCGTCGTAAAAACGACCTTTTGTTTGAGCGTAAATCACTTCAAGACCGCTTAACTAAAGAGCACGAGGAAGCCGAACAAAGCAAGATAGAGACCTCTATCAAGGATAAGCAAAATGAATTTGCCGCTCATCAAAACGAAGCTATTCAGATTGCAAATAATTTGTCTAAGGAACAACTTAAGCAAGCCGAATTTATTACACAACATCAGCTTGAACGTTATAACCTCGAAATTAAGGAAGCTATGTCTAGAATCGACCTTAACAAGGCTTCTGCGTCTGCCGCTTATTCTTCAGCCGCTTTAAATGCTTCGCAAAAACTTTATACTGAAACTCTTCAGAAGTTGGAAGCCGCCAAAGTGCCACATGCTCAAAAGCTTGCAAAAGCTATTTATGACGCTGCATCTGCTGACGCTGACGTCAAGCGTAATCAGGCACGTATTTCCGAATCACAAATACCAGAAGCAGAGAATAAGAAAAATTACCATAATTCTCTTGGTGGTAAGTTCTTCGATACGCTTACTGAGCCTTTGCGATTTGTACTCTCAGGCATTAGTGTTGTAAAATAAATCTTTGTTTTCTTCGTTATCTTTATATGAAGAATATTATAAAGGTTTGTATAACGATACTAGTTGTATTGTTTACATTATTCGTTTTACTAGATGTAGTTAACGCTATATATTTAGCGTTTTAATCTTACATTACGTGTGCGCGCGATTTACGTGTGCGCACGTTTTGTTTTTTATAACTCACTTATTATCAGTGTTATTTAGCTATCAATGTGCAGCACCTTTTTATCATTTATTCCGAAGGCTCAATGTAGGTTATGTGCGGCTTTGCCGCCCAAGGGGCAGCGGGGAAAGTGTCCCCGCCATATAAGTCCGTTAGGCAAAAAAATATGCGAAAACCTGAGTCTTTGCTTCTTTCCGAAAAGAAAGAAGGCTCTCGGCAGAGCCCACGGAGTGAAAAATAGCTCCCGTCTCGGAGCACCGAGACTAGGGTTATAGGGGCAAAGCCCCTAATCGCCATAAACGCATCTTAGCTTGGATGCGCTAGCCCACTTGCCAATATAATGTCAATTGGTACAGACTACTTCCAACACCTATTTTTGAAGGTGCTAATGGCGGAATAAAATTCTAATACTTTTTCCGTCTTAGTTGTTTGTTTTGTAATCTGTGCCTTACGTTTCACGTGAAACTATGTGAAAGTAAATTAAAATTTGTTATCATAATGTCCCTTACTAAATGAAAGTAGGTTTTAGCATAAATTTAATCTG